GCTATTACCCCCGCTGGCGCAGACACCCAGATTCAATACAACAACGCTGGAGTGCTGGGCGCGAGCGCCAACTTCACTTATAGAAGCGCACTCAATACGTTGTCCCTTGGCCCAGCCACAGGCACGGCGACCTTCACCACTCGCGCACCAACCGTAGCGCAAAACCCAAGCACGCTGGTCATCGCTGCACAAAACAGCATCAGAACGGCGGGAACAAGCCCAGGCGGCCCACTTACGCTGCGCTCAGGTAACGGACGGCCCACAGGTGCTGGTGCAGGGGGTGCGCTGTCTATTACATCAGGCAACGCTGGCACAACAGGTAACGGCGGGGCTATCAATATTACCGCAGGGGCGGGTGGCACAACATCTGGCGATGGTGGGGCAATAACCATTCTTGGCGGTAGCCCTACTTCTGGAAGGGGCGGCGCAGTAACTGTTCAATCAGGGCCAGCCGCCTTTTTGTTCTTAAATGGAGGCGACAACCCTAACGGAAACGGTGGAAGTGTACGAGGTCGGGGGGGTCAAGGTGCTGGTGCTGGTGTAGCAAATGGCGGTAATTTTGACTTTACTGGTGGTCAAGCAAACGGGGCTTTGGGTGGAGATGGGGGTTCATTAACTTTTGCAGGGGGCAGTGGTGGTGGCGCTGGGGGATCAGGCGGCTCAGCAGTTTTTCGCAACGGAACAGCAGCAACGGTTGCGGATGTCGATGGTGTTATTTTATTTTATTTAGATGGTGGGGCAGGAGCCCCCGGCTCAATACTGTTGAACAGTTCGTTTTCAACTACCGCCATTGAAGTAACCCGCAATGCAGGAACAAGCGCAACTGAGATTGGGTTCTTCAATGCAGTCCCCGTTGCCCAACCAACCGCTGTTCCAGTTACAGCAGCAGGAATTCATGCCGCGCTTGTGTCTTTAGGACTTATCACATAATGGCAATCACAAAACAAATCACCAACGCTCAGGGCGTTGTCTACGAACACCACAAAATAACTTCCGTCATCATCGACGCGCAAGACAACATGTTTGCCACTGTGCTTTCTTGGATCAGTAAAGACCGCGAGGCAGATCGCCCTGTTGATCGCTTCTCTACCCAGATTCACACCAGCATCACCACGGGCCTAGTTGCCACGGCAGAAACGCTGCTGGTCGCTGATGCCAACTGCAAACTGTTTGGCGGTGTTGTTACGCCAGACGTTACACAGACTGATCTAGACAAGGCCAAGACCAAGAAGAAGGCCGAGATTGCAGCGGCACGCAGCGTTGAGATGTATGCCGACAAGACCACTTCTCTGGGTGTGTTTGGCTCAACGGAGTCAGACAACAACAAACTGAGCATCGCCATTCAAGTTACGCAACTTGCGGCGGCGGCGGGACAGCCAGCAGTCTGCGGTTACAAAGACGTGAACGGCGTGTACTCGGTCTACACGCTGGCGCAGCTCGAGCAGATCGCGCTGGAGATTGCCGCGCAGGTGTTGCCGCTGTATGAAAGAGAATCAACCTTGGTGCTTCAAGTAGATGCCGCTACCACGGTGGAAGAAGTCGAATCAATTAATTTTGGAGTGTTGCCATGACCGTCACCGTAAAAGTCCTCATCCCGGCCAAACAAGCCGAGAACACGCAAACGACGCAATACACCGCGACGAATTGCAGAACCATCATCGACAAGTTCACCGTCACCAATACCAGCGCAGGCAATGTGACGTTCAGCGTCAACTTGGTGACCAGTGGCGGCAGTGCAGCAGCATCCAACTTGATTTTGGATAATCGCAGCATTGCACCCGATGAGTGCTACACCTGCCCCGAGCTGGTCGGCCAGGCGCTGGAGTCTGGAGGCTTCATCAGTACCATTGCCGGAGCAGCCACCTCGCTGACCATCCGCGCCTCTGGCCGTGAAATTACATAAGGAGAACAACATGAAAGAATTCATGGTGATGCCGAAGGGCTTCATGGGCCTGCCGATGGAAGAGGAATTCATCACCACAGCCGAGAACAAGAAAAACACCCAGATAGTCATCGATGACTGGATGCTTGGCCCAGAGAAACCATCTAACGAGCCAACGGCCAATAAGGTTTACTGGGTGGCACTTGGCAAAGCCATGCAAGTTGACGAGAAAGAGGCTCGTCGGCGTCGGTGCGGCAACTGCGAGTATTACGACAACAGCACCATGACACAGGCCAAGATGGAGCGCATCCCGCGCAACGACTGGGACATTGACGCAGGGTTCCGTGGCTACTGCAACAACTTCGACTTCATCTGTCATGACTTGCGATCTTGTCAGGCCCACGAAGAACGCGAATTTGAAATGGAAGATTGATCGGGATGTGTTAAAATGAATCCGCTGAGTCACCCGAGCCGCCAGCAGCTTCCCCTCAACAGGAGTCGCCGATGCTGGCTGTAACGGAAGGAATCACGAAGGGCCACTTGCTTGAGGTCTATTCTGATCCGTACATCCTCAAGGTCGGACACGACCATCGGGCAGCGGCACCCATTGACCACCCAGCCGTCACCTACTTGTCGGCTTGGGTCGGCGACACCTTCGCTGGTGCCTTCATGGCCATTCGCTTTTCTCCCCTCGAGATTGAATTGCATGCGCTCTTGAAGCGATCGGTTCTCAAGCATTCGCGCGAGCTTGGTATGGCCTGCTTGGCATGGGCGTTTTCGCAGCCCATTCAGCGTGTCACCGCCTATATCATCGAAGGCCTGGAGGCAGCCAAAAACTACTGCATCAAACTCGGCTTTAAAGAAGAAGGCCGTAGGCGTGCAGCATGCATGCAGGGCGGCGTGCTCAAGGACGTTTATGTGCTGGGTATGACCCGGCTGGATTGGAGTTCAAAATGAGTTTTGTAGGCGACGCCATTGGCAGCGTAGTGGGCGGCATCACCGGCGCGAAACAATCTGGTAAAGCAGCGGAGAAGGCCGGACAAACCCAAGCAGCCGCAGCCCAGGCAGGCATTGATGAGCAGAGAAGGCAATTCGATGCGTTGGTGAATTTGATGGCACCGTATGTCCAAGCAGGCACCGGTGCCATTAGTCGACTCACCCCTTATGAGCAAGCAGGTCAGCAGGCTTTCGGCCAGCAGCAGGCCTTGATCGGCCTACAAGGCCCAGCAGCCCAGCAGCAGGCCATCGCAGCACTCGAAGCAAGCCCACAATTTCAAGCCCTACAACAGCAAGGCGAGAACGCCATCCTGCAGAACGCATCAGCTACTGGTGGTCTGCGTGGCGGCAACGTACAGGCCGCGCTGTCCCAGTTCCGTCCGCAGGTTCTCAACTCACTGATTGAGCAGCAATACGGTAGGCTCGGAGGCATCGCAGGCGCGGGCCTTGGTGTGACTGGCGATCTTGTTACCTTGGGCCAAGCCTCAGCCGCCGGCCAAGGTGCGCAGGGCATGCAGTCAGCCAGCAACATCGGCAACCTCTTGGCAAACCAAGGCCAAGCCATCGCAGGCGGCCAACTAGCGAAGGGTAATGTCGCGCGTGGAGCATTTGGCGACCTTGTCACTATTGGAGGAGCACTTGCCGGCGCTGGCGCATTTGGTGGCGCAGGGGGTGGCGCACCAGTTGGCGGTAGCGGCATCAAGTTCACAGGTTTTTAAGGCAAGAACATGGCCATCAATCCAATCCAAGACCCAACCAATTACATGGGTCAAGTCCCACAGGTGGATATAGCCCGAGGCCTCATGTCCGGTTTGCAGTTGGGCACGACTTATCGAGAAGCGCAAGACAAACAAATTGAACAGCAGCGGTTGCAACAAGTAAGGCAACAATTCGCTGACGACCTACAAGCCGCTCAGGCCGATGGCTCGCAAAAAGCTTGGACTGGCATGATCGCCAAATATCCGCAGTTCCGCGAAGCTTTTGGCGATGTTCGCAAAGGTGTCGGTGAAGAGCGTCTAAATAAGGAGTTCACACAAGGCTTTGAAATCTCCAATGCTCTTGAAAGCGGCAAACCCGAGATTGCGATGTCTCGTCTGCAACTTATCATTGACGCTAGGAAAAACTCAGGCGAGCCGACCAAGATTTACGAGGACGTCCTGACCTCCGTGCAAAACGGTGACATCAAAGGCGCTCAGTCTGGTGTTAATCTGGCGCTGACAGTCGCCGATCCAAAACGCTTCGAAGAGTCAGTCAAGGCCAGAACCACGGCGGCCACGGCATCAAGCGCAGAGATCAAGGCCAAAGCAGAATCTGACGAAGCAGTGTCAGATGCCCGCATAAAACTGGCGCAGGCCAACAATGCAGAGCAGGCCGAGGCAGCACGATTAGCACTGCTCGAGGCGCAAGCACGCAAGGCTAAAATCGACGCTCAATATGCAGGCCCATTGGCACAAGCCAGCCTGAACCTGACCGGTGCACAGATCAAGAACATAAACGACGAGATCAGCAACCGAGCCACTAAGCTGAATCTGGATGTGCAGGCCACGCAGGCAACGGTCGCTGAAAAATTGTCGAGCATTCAAGCACGCCTTACCGATATTCCAGAGGGCGCTAGAAAGCTTATCAATGAGTCAGCAACAGCCGCAGCGGTTTCAAAGCAAGCGGCAACGCAATATAACGATCTTGCCGGCCGCATCGAAGCCGCGCAAGGCGGTAAGGGTAGGCTCACCTCAGCGACAGAATGGTTTGCGACTCAATTGGGCCAGCAAGATGCGTGGACTCAGATCCGCAACGAATACACTCGAGTCAGAAATTCAGTGGCAATTAAGTCATTGCCGCCCGGTGTTGCGACGGACAAAGACATTGAATTAGCACTCAAAGGCATACCGCCCGAAACTGCAAATGCTGAAACACTCGCATCATTTTTGCGTGGAACTGCAAAGCTGCAAGACATTGATTCTTCAATCAACAACGCCAAAACGGATTGGCTTTCTCAAAATAATGGCTTGTTGACCCGTGCCAAGAGCACCTTTGTCGCTGGTGATTATTCCGTTAAACCTGGCGAGACCTTCAACGACTTTGCTCA